TTTCGTAATTTGTTGCTTCATACTCTTTTTTCATGTCTCCTATTATATCACTTTTTCGCTATGAACACAAGCTCTAAGAAAACCGAAATAGCACAGGCGCTGGGTGTCGATGAGGTAACGATTTGGCACAAGACACGTGGAAAACGGAAATTCACCGTAGATCAGGCGATATACATACAGAAAACGTGGTTCCCGGATGTCCCCATTGATGTGTTGTTTCAACACGATTCAGAATTTCAACTCACGCACCCACGCAGGGTGCGACAGAAAGGAAGTTTTAAAAATGAATGATAACGATATTGTAACCTCTGTTACCCCGAAAAACACAACCATCACCTTGCAGCCGATTCCAGAACAGCTGCTAACCGTCAAGGACGTTGCCAAGCTGTTGAAGTGCAACGTTGCCACCGTGCATAAGCTGCGCCGTGCCGGTGTGATTCGATTCCTGAAGCTGGGGGCATATAAATGCCGGGTATCTACCTTCCTGCAATTTCTGGAGGACTACGACGGGAAGGACCTAAGCGAGTACATCCATGACGAAATCGACGATGATGAAAAGAAAGGGGAGTGTACATATGAGTAACACTGCAACACAAGTAATCCAGCAGGACAAGCTGGGTAGGGAAGCCTATTTGAGGGCGTGCCGAGACTATACAGCAGCAACATCTGCTATGGATGCCGCAGCGCTTGCGCAGCTGGCGATCGCAGCCGTATTTGCTGGCATGCAAATTGGCGAGCAGAACGCCGCACGCACACAGAAAGGAGCGTAACATGACCCCGAACATACGAGAAGTCCGAGTGAACCCGAAGATGCAGTTCACCACTGACGACCTGTGCCGGATGCTGTTCGGCAAGGGGGTACACGCCTTTGCGGAGGAAGTGCGAAACGACACCACCGGAAAATATGACTTCCTGCGGGAAGATGACAAGGAGGAAACCAATCATGGAAGAAAAGAAGAAACACATTGAGATCCGCATCCAGATGGACGAGAACGAACGGATCACCCCGAGTTCAAAGATGAGTAACGTCAGCGGCGATAATGTTATAGACTGCTATCTTACCGGCGCGGTATACGTTGCCAATATCGTAGCAGGCAGCAGCAATGGTGTGTGCAACGTAAATGATGTACTGGGCGAAATGCTTAGAAAGTTGAAATTGCTTCTTGCGATCCAGCCATGATAGATTGATAAAAAAAGAGGAGGACTAACATGCTACCCACAACCCCATTGCAGGACCTATTAGCCATCGGCATTGCCGTGGTTTTAGGGATCCTGGATCTAATGTATCTAAGCGATCAGTATAAGAAAGGAGCCAAGAGACGTGAAACCATTCACAAACGCTGAGCTGCTGGCTATCGGCGAAAAGCTGAAGCTGGTACTGCCTATCGAAGAATTCGTGTTCCGCAAGCGAACCGAAACCGCCCTGGAAATCACCATTGTGATAAAAAAAAACGCTGCCAGCAGCAACTGGCAGCAGAAAAACAAATGAATACATAACCAACCACATTGTATCACATAGAAAGGAATTTGTCAAATGAAAAAAAGTGAAGTAAAGAAGATGCAGGCGCTGAGTATCCGCAGAGATGATGCGGTTTCCGATGAAAATTGGTTCTTGATGATGCGAGATATTTTCAGAGGCTACGAACAGGCACGGGATGCAGAACAAGACAAGGCTGTGTTCGAGGAGGCGTGCAAGCGTGGATAACCAGAACGAGAAAAACCGCTGTGTCAACTGCGGCATCAAGAGCGTACCCTTGTGCTTAGGGCTGGACGGCAAACTGCACTGTGCCGATCACATCGGCTTGCTGCTGCCATCGGACAAGCCGGAACGACCGGCGGAGGAGGAACATCATGGATAAACTGAGAATGCAGAAAAAAGAACCGTCCAGTAAGAAGAACGGCGAGCGCCGGCTGTTTACCAGTGTCAACTTGCGGTTGGAACATGCAGCCCTGGTGGAAGAGATTGCTATTGAAACCGGACGTACCAAAACGCAGGTACTGGGCGAAATGATCCAGTTTGCCTATGACCACATTGAACTGTATGAGGAGGAAGAAGCATGAGCGTGAAGATCAACAGCCTGGAAATCGAAAATGTCAAGCGGATCAAGGCGGTAAAGCTGGAGCCGTCCGCAAACGGCCTGACCATCATTGGCGGCAATAACAACCAGGGGAAAACCTCTGTGCTGGATGCCATTGCATGGGCACTGGGCGGCGACAAGTACAAGCCTACGGCTGCGGCAAGGGATGGGGCATACACTGACCCTATTCTCCATGTGGAACTGTCAAACGGTCTAATTGTGGAACGGAAAGGCAAGAACAGCAGCCTGAAAGTCATCGACCCCAACGGCAACAAGTCCGGACAGCAGCTGCTGAACTCCTTCCTGTCCGCACTGGCGCTGGATCTGCCCAAGTTCATGAACGCATCGAACAAGGAGAAAGCGGAAATCCTACTGCAAATTATCGGTGTCGGGGAACAGCTGGCACAGATCGAATCTGAGGAAAGCCGGCTGTACAACCAACGCACCGCCATTGGCAGAATTGCTAACCAGAAGCAGAAGTACGCCTCAGAGCTGAAGTGCTGGGAGAACGTGCCGAACACACCAGTCTCTGCATCAGAGCTGATCGCACGGCAGCAGGGGATTCTGGCACGAAACGGAGAGAACCAACGGAAACGAGAAAACGCCGCCCGGTATGCGCAGGAACTTACCGCCGCACAGGCTGCCTATGACGCCGCCAAAAAGCATCTGGAACTAGCAGAGCAGAACGCAGTGACTGCACAGATGTCTGCACGAGATTTGCAGGACGAATCCACCGCCGAACTGGAAAAGAGCATTGCAGAGATCGATGCCATCAACATGAAGATTCGGGACAACCTGAACAAGGAACACGCCGAGGAAGAAGCAAAGACCTACCGACAGGACTACGAGGCACTGACGGAGCAGATTTCCGCACTCCGGCAAGAAAAACAAGACTTGCTGCAATCTGCCGACCTGCCGCTGGAAGGGCTGACAGTAGAAAATGGAACACTACAGTACCATGGCAAACAATGGGACAGCATGAGCGGTTCCGAGCAGCTGCGTGTGGCGGCTGCCATTGTTCGCAAATTGAACCCAGACTGCGGCTTTGTGCTGCTGGATAAGCTGGAACAAATGGACAATGTCACGTTGCAGGAATTCGGACAGTGGCTGGAACAGGAAGGCTTGCAGGCGATCGCCACCCGTGTTTCTACCGGGGACGAGTGCAGTGTCATCATCGAGGACGGCTATTCTGTGGACATCCATCCGACACAACAAGTGCAGCCGCAACCGCTGACGCCACCGATACAAAAAGCATGGACGAAAGGAGCATTCTAAATGGAATTTCAAGAGACAAACGGCATTCAGGTCGGTGCCGGTATAAAACTGGTCATCTATGGGCAAGAAGGTGTAGGTAAAACTTCCCTGGCGGCGCAGCTGCCGGGGGCAGTCTTCCTGGACTGCGAAGGAAGCACCTCAAAAATGAACGTTCGCCGGCTGCCCAAGCCCTCCAGCTGGGAGATGCTGCAGCAGGAACTAGACTTCGTGCTGGAATCCCACACACAACGGCAGTATCAGACTGTGATCATCGACACCTTCGACTGGGCGGAACGCCTTGCCATTGCAGAATTGTGCAGCAAGCATCAGGTTACCGGCATCGAAGGCTTTGGCTACGGCAAAGGCTGGGAATACGAAGCGGAGGAAATCGGACGGTTTCTGGATCGTACCGAACGGCTCATTCAGGCGGGCATCAACGTGGCGCTGCTTTGCCACGCCATCACCCGGAAAGCATCCCTTCCAGAAGTAGATGCAGAGTTTGACCATTGGGAACTGAAACTCGGCAATAAAACCACCAATAAGATTGCTCCATTGCTGAAAGAATGGTCTGACCTGACACTGTTTTTGGCGTTCCAAACACATGTCATTGCAACGGATGACAAAGGAAAAAAGCACAAGGCAACCGCCTGCAAACGGGTCATGTATACCACCAAAACGGCATGGTGGGATGCAAAGAATCGCTTTGGGCTTCCGCCGGAATTGCCGTTGGAATTTGCATCCATTGCCACGCTTTTTGCAGCTCCGTCTCCGGCAGAACAGCTGCTGCAAAAGGCACGGACGGAAGGAATTCCCACACAGCAAGACTTGCAGGAATCGGTAGAGCTTTACACGCCGTCTGCCGCATCCGCAGCGCCAGAGCCATGGGATCAGCCTGCCACACCGGAGGAACAGCAAACACAGCATATTCTGGATGGAATCGCTCCCCAGCTGGCACAGCTGATGGCATCCAGCCACGTGCAGCCTGCTGAGCTGCAGGCAGTGGTAGGCAGCAAGGGCTATTTTCCGGCAGATATGCCCGTACAGAACTATCCGCAGGATTTTGTGGAGGGCTGGTGCATTCCGTGGTGGCAGAACATCATGGGCATGATTCAGGCAAACCGAACCAAATAACATTTAAGGAATAGGAGTAAAACGATGAACGATTTTAACACATCCGCACAGGGACGAGAATTAGGCTGGGAGGACGAAATCCAACAGGAAAGCAGCTACATCCTGCTTCCGGAGGGAGACTATCGCTTTACGGTGGAAAAGTTTGACCGTGCCCGGCATGATGGCAGTAAAAAGATTCCGCCTTGCAACAAAGCCATTGTTTTTATTCGGGTATTCGGGACGGATGGGAGCAGTGTGCTGCTGCAGGAAAATTTGTTTTTACATACCATGATGGAATGGAAGCTGTCCGAATTTTTTGCCAGCATCGGCATGAAACAGAAAGGGCAGGCTGCCCGAATGAATTGGCAGGAAGTCAACGGGAAAAGCGGCATATGCCATGTGATCATCCGGGAATACGATAAGAGGGACGGCAGCGGAAAAGGCAAGAGCAATCGAATTGAAAAGCTGTATCCATCTTACGATCAGCCGCAGCTTGCTCAGAATCCCGCACAGCAGCCCTGCAGCGCTCCG